GCCATTCTCGTTGTGCATCAGCTTGAGAGCCCATGCGCGGCCGTCTGTGTGGGTCAGCTCGAACCAAACTCCGTGGAGACTGTGACCAGGGCGGTCAGCACCGCGGTTCAAGCAGGTGAAAGAGGTGAGCTTGAAATTCGTATCAACGAGGGTCATCTTGAGCACGTTGTCCAGGCTTCCAGCAAGCCATCCGATGTTGTTTTGAATGTACATGGTTGTGTGTTTGATGTTCAAATATAGGTCACAATGTTCTTTGTCCGACGTTCGGGTACAATTTTTTTTTCAGAGGGTTTGACTTGAAACCATTTCCGCGAACAGAGTAATCTGGTCCGCGTCGAGCCAGGGTCGCACGGTCACGATGTCGTGAGACGCCGTGTGGATGAGGGCAACCTCGTATGTTTTTCCAGGCGAGCCGTAAGAGTTGCCGCCAGTGATGATGCTCAGGTGAAACTTGTTGTTCACGTGGAACTTCGTGTTGAAGACTCCGTTTTCAGAAAGGTTCCAGGTTACGCTGTTGAGGAACTCGGGGGTGAATGTGTTGTTCATGATTGTGTGTGTTTGAGTGATTGAACACTGCTAAGATATGGGCAAATGAACATTCGTTTGACGTCCGACGAGAAAAAAATTTTGATTTCGTCCCGAAAGGCTTGGTATACCTGGAAAAAAAATTTGAAAAAAAAATGACCGAGGGCGTTCCCCCGGTCATCTACGCGGCCTGAAAAAAACCAATCTTGCTACTAACCTAGGAGGCCGCGCGCTTGGGATTGGACTTGGCAAAGTCTTCGGCCTCATCCTCGCCGAAGACCCCCTCAGCGTACAGGCCTGCCGCTTTGAGGACTAACCTGGACAAGGTGCGTTTTTCCGCCATGGCCCAGGGGTATGAGTTGCGATTATTTTTCGGGTTGACCTCGCCAAAAGTTTCGACGATGTTCTCCGTGTCACCCGCGTGCCACGCGTACCCGCGAAGGCAAATCGTGTTCGTGCTCGGGTCGTGGTGTTCCACCTCGTACCGAACTTGAATCTTGTGTTTCGCCTGGATTTTTTCGATTCCCTGGCGGGTGATAATCGTGTAATGCTGATGCTGGAAAACGTCGTCAGGTGTGAGACCGTTTTCATCGTACAGCTTGCGCATTCGCGCAGCTTCTGAGGGACTTAATTTTTTCGCCATTTGAAAACTGAATTGAGGAAATTGATTTCTGAATTTTCGTCCATGCCTTCATCCAGGGTCTCGGCCCCGCACAGGTCGAGAATGTCACCCATCAGGCCGATTGATTCGGACAGAGCAAAACCGGTTTCGCTCTGGAATTTAGGGAGGATGTAATCGGCCAGGCGACTCATCGAAACGTTTCCGTCCTGGTCAGGCCGGAGCCGCTTCGTGTTCAACGCCCTTTCGATTGTCTTGAACATGATTTTCGCCTCGAGATTCAATGAGCTGAGAATCTCCTTCCTGGTTGGCTGCTTTTCAAAGATGAGTTCCTCACCTTCGAAGTAGGTGTTTTTGACGTTGCTCAGGCCTTCCGTGAACAACTCACGGATGACCTGGTTGGAGCTGATTGCTGCGGTCACAGTGTCGTAGGCAAACCCGATTTTTTTGGGCTTGGTCACCATTGTCGAAACGGTGTCCTTGGTCCCAAAAATCCAGATGGCAAAAGCATCGCCAGGGAACTCCATTTCGATGTGCTCATGCACGCTCTCAACTGTGTCCCGCATCCGCTCAAAAATCTTCTGCTGTTTGTCCATGACTCAAAGGTGGGGTTTTCTGCTGGAATCCTGGTCGGGCGGTGTCATACTTGAAAGCCTTTTTCTATGGTCTCCAGGAGCTCCTTGTTCATCCTTCGCAGCCTTGCAATTTCAGTCCGCAGGTCGTACAATTTTTTCTCCCTCTCGGCAATCTGACCGGCTTGACGCCGCAGCTTGATATTGAGCTTTGAAATCTCGAGCCAGTTGTCTTCGCACTGGTCGACAAACAGTGACCCGAGGTGCGCGATTTTTTGCCAGCTTTCGACTTGCTTCTCACTCATGTTTTCTGAGTTGTCGTCGAGCTGAATGAGGAGGGCTTCTAGGATTCCCATGAATTCAATTTTCGCGGCGTAGTATGAAAGCTCCTTCAGGCTACTCAAAACAGGAGCTTGTTTGGTCCATCCTGGTCAGCAGAATCATCCTCGGAAGGACTTGGCAAACCGTGTTTGTCCCGGTGTTGTTTAAGCTGCCCAGAATAGTACCGCAAAACCTTCTGGTCAGGACCTAAGGTCCAGCGGCCATTCACGCCCGTTTCATCGAGCTCAAAAACCTGGTTTTTGGCGGTGTCGTAGTACAGCCGCGCCCAGCCCAATTGGCCAGAGCCCTTCGGCTTGGCTTTCTGGTTCTGAATCCACATTTCTCCAGGGCCAACTTGGTAGCCATCTCCAGCCTCATCGAATGGGCAAAAATCAATGAGCTCGTGCTCAGGTGGACGGTAGACCAGAAGCATTGTGAAAGCTCGCCTGTACCACGTCTGACCGCCGGCCCATTCATTGGGTCGTGCAGGCTTGCTCACGGGCATGCCATTTGCGGTCTTTCCATCGTGCTGGGTTTTTGCGATGTGGTTCACAATTACGTCAACACGATTGGCTCGCCGTGCAGCAATCCGAACGTCCTTCAAAACCTTGGTCAACCATAGGTCATCACGGAGCTCCAGGTCGCGGTCCAAATCATTAAACGGGTCGAGCACAGAAAAGTCGAATTCGCCGGCCTCCCGGAGGAGCTCGTTGAACGTGTCATACGTCCATTGTGGAATGTCCACGGCTTTCTCTGGGTCGATGATTGTGAAATGCGTGTCAAGCCAGTGAATTGTGTACTCAAATTCGTCGGCGGAAATTGGCTGCTTCATTGGGTCAACGTCTGCATCATTTATTCTTGCAGACTTTCCTGTTTTCACTTCGACCAAATCAAGCAACAAATCTACAGCTGAGCCCTCTTCGCCCATGTACAAAATTCCCTTCCAACCAAGCTCTGTAGCCCAATTGATTGCGAGCTGTTTGACAACCTGAGATTTTCCGCTGTGTGGCGCACCCGCAATGAATAGCGGATACCCTTTTTTCGCGGTGAAAATTTGGTCCAGGGATTCGAATCCACTGTACTCACCGCGGCGTGTTCCAGTGCGCCGAATTCTGTTTGCTTCTGACCTGAGCTCCTCGGGTTTAATTAGGAGCGAATGCAAGGGGGATTTCATTCATGTTCATTTGTACGGATGAGAGAAAAGAAAGGGGCGCCGTTAGTCACCCCTTTCCGGTTCAAACACACAGAGGCTCAGAATGGCAAATCGTCAGACTTGTCATCGTTAACGGGAGCCACCGTTTCACCAGGTCCATCGCTTTTGGCTGCGGGCTTTCCGTCCTCCAAAAAGAGTGCCGAAGCGTTGCCCAAAATAGGGCCCCGTTCGCCAGCGTCACGCGCTTCTTTTGGAATGTCCTGGGTAACCATGTAGTCCTGGCCATATTGGCTGTCAGGAGTGTTCACAAGGGCGACGTTCAGGTATGTGCCTTTTTTCCCCTTGTACAGATGTTTTTTTTCGATTGCGTCCACGTTGATTTGGACGCGTAAGATTTTGGGAATTGCCATGCTCAAATATCAGTTCAATTGGCCTGCGACCCCACAGGGCGGTGCTCAGTCTTTGGGACAAAATGCTTCCGGTCAAACTCGCCAGAAATTGAATCAATTTCGCTGAGGATTTTCTGGAAAGAATTGTCCGCCGAAATGTACTCCTCAAAGCGCTGCACGTTTCGGGTCACAGTTGAGTGATGCACTGCGCTCGCTTCAGCAATCACAACGGTCGGCGTGTCTGTGTTTTTGACCAGCCAGAATCGAACCAAATTCATCACGTTGGACGTGTGCATTTTCAAGCCCAATTGACGTCCACAAATGGACCTGGTTTGAAGCGCAATTTCTCGCTGCTCTGTATCTGGAACAAACTGGTCAAGAGCCCATGCAACAAGCTCGCGGCATTGTTCCAGGGTGAAGAAGCCGGCTCCAGTTCGCACTCGCCGGTGGTAGGGGGTTTTGTCTTTCATTTTTTACGGGGAAAAAGGTTTGCGGTATACCAAATGCGGTCGGCTGCCAGGGTGTCATTTAACCTCACAAAAATTGAGGTCATGTTTCGGTTTTGAATGAAAATGAAAAGGTGACTCTGGAGGCCGTTTTTGTCGTGATGAATTGCCACGTTCAACCGGTCGCGCCGGAGGAAAAAAATTGGCACGTCAGAATGCTCTGACCAGCCAGCATTGAAGGCGTGTTGACAGCTCTTCACGTAGTTCCGAACCTGGTCGTGCGGATGCTCCAAAATGTTCACAGCACAGACCAGCTCGCCAAGCATTATATCGACCAGCCTCATGAGCTCCATTTTGTCGTCCAAAACAGTCGCCGAAATGCAGTCAAATGTGACGGGCTTGAACTCATACGCGCAGCTCCTGCGGAGGAGAAAATGCCTGATTCTTTTTTCGACTATGGTTGTCCAGATTTCAGGCGTCATTTTGCGAATCAATTAGGGCTTCCCTGGCTGCAATCGGGTCGCAAAATTCAACATCCATCATGGGCTCGAAATACGCCTCATCAGTGGTCTGCCCGTTTGGTGGGTAGAACACTTTGATTGGGAGAATCGAAAGGCGCTTGATTTGAAGCCCACTCATCTCCTCCGCCATGAACCTGTAAGTGTTCAGCTGGAGAGAATATTTCTCGAGTTTTGTGGGCTCGTTTTTCTTGTATCGTTTGGTGAACGACGCTGTGCCTCCGCGGCTAGTTTTCATGTCCACAATCCAGATTTCACCGGTATCCTTGTTGACCAGCAAAAGGTCAACCTCACCGGCTACACCCAGGGAAAGGGAAAACAAAAAAACACGGTCAGCGAAAACGTGCCAGGCTTCACCGTGTTTCTCCTTGAATTCTTCCAGGTCAGCAATGAGCTGCTCGTAGGCCCGGAATTGCATGTGGTTGCAGTACATAAAAGCGCTCATCTGGTCAAGGCCTTCAACAAAGAAATCCCGCACGCACTGGTCAACCATGGAACCAATCGGAAGGCAACCACTCCAGACCTGTGGAATGACCAAGGGAACACCTCCAGAAATCCACTGCGTGCAGCGCTGCAACTTTGTGCCTGTGGGCATGTGGATGTAGTGGCTTTCGTCTTCCGCTCTTTCTACTTCCTTTCCCAGTCGCAAAAGCCGCTTGATTCCTTCTCTTATTTTTTGGTCCATGGGTCAAATATCACAAAGAACAATGAAGGAACTTTCGGGCGGCACCAATCAAATAAAACGAGGGCGCCACTCCTCAGGGATTTCATACTCTTCAGGCTTGTTGCTGGCCTCATCAATCATCCGCATTCCGATGGCCATAATTGATGCCACGACGCCATCAATTTTGTCCCCGCTTTTGTCTTTCGATGGCTTCACGTTTCCAGCCGGGTCGAACTGCAGTGCAATGTTGCTGAACATCCATTTCAAAACGTCGTTTTCATCGTGCCACAGGTCACCGTCCAGCATGAGCCGTTCGAGCTCTTTGCTGGGCGCACTCATGGACACAAAGCCCTGTCCAAATGGGTCGCATTCGATTCCATCATTTACTAGGTCAATGATGAGCTGCGATGAGTTGAAACGGTCGTACGCCATCGCCTTCAAATCGTACTTGCTCGCAATGCCGTTTTCATCGTTTTTGAATGCCCCAGAATCATCCAAAAACATTCCAGAAATGAACTGGCGAATTGCACTGTAATCGGTGACGTTTCCGGGGGTCACGAAAACGTTGTCAAACTCCTCCGCCATTCGGCCGTAGATGGAAGACTCATCTCGGTCCAGTTTGCGCTCCACAGCTCGCTCAGGAAGCCAGTGGAATGTCTGTAGGAAAAAGCTGCCATCGTCGCGGGGAAACACGAGAGCCAGAGAGGAGATATCAGAGACCGAAGCCAGGTCCAATCCCGCATACACGGGATGGCCCACAGGTGGCGTCCATTCTTCTCGCTGAGCTTCAAGGATTTCAGGTTGAATCCAAACCTCCACAGAGCCCGTGAATAGGTTGCAATGTTTGGTCTGAAATTCGACAATGGCACGGCCGCCGATGTTCATGGCCTGGCGAGCCTGCGAGCGGAGGTATTCGAGGGTGATTGAATCACCGATTCCGGGGTTGGCCTTAATCCAAGCAGATTCGTCCTTCCAGTCGTCATCTTCATCGACCTGGAAAATCATGGCAAAAGTCCTGTCGTCGGTCTTCACCCCGTCCAGGACTTCCTTGGCTGTTTTCATCGCCTCCGCACACGGTCCATCCTTGATGAATCCAGCTGTGGAAATTGCGAGCATCAAAGGGTTTTTCCTGGAGCCCATCGAGGACTTCAAAACGTTCCAC